CCCCAGGTCATCACGATATATCTCGATAAGTTTCTGCCCATCTATCTGTGATCGGCCTCGGGCTGCAGGATCTATCGTTCCCGGTATCCACTTTCCCCGGGCATTGATTGCCGCAGCGTGAATGGCTGGCTGTGCTTCCCCAAGGGCGTGTTCGGAGCAACAGTACAAAATGTCAGACTCCGGGTCCAGGGCGCCCCACAACGCGGCCGTCTTATTCCAACCTACGTCGAGGGCGTACCCGCGCTTCCAGTGAGGCGGTATTTCAAACGGGTCACACTCGAGCAGTTCATCAGACACCGGATAAATCGCCCCGGAACCGAGTTGCGGGATGCCTTTTTTACGAGCGTCGCGCTGGAACGGCGGTATTGAGGCCCATAGTTCATCTTGCATTTGCTTCGTAAGGTGTGGAGCATCATCCCAGGTCGCCATCAGTACATATACGGAACCCTTCAATTCCGTCAGGCCATTCGGGATCTTGCCGCCCGGCAGGTACATCAACACCACGTCGGTCAAACCCAGAAGTGGAGTGAATGTCAATGTCAGGATTCCGCCCGTCGTCATGGTACGGAGAAGACATTCCGTGTGGATATCAATAGGCGGCTCTTCGTCTAGCTCGATAGCATCCTTCGCGGTACCCTCGAACGACTTCCGGCCCTGCTCGTAAGACTTGAATGTGAGAACTGAATCTCCATCATATTCCCCGTTCATATCGAAATGCTTTACGATAACAGTTTCGAGCGCATTCGGAACGCCGTGCTTCTTTGTAGGATTGCCCTTGATATACTCGAGCGGGATCATCCCGGTACCGAGAGAAGACGGCAGAAGCGCCGGATCCCCGAGCATGGCTTTCTGAAGAATATCCCTGGTCGATATCGACGTGTTGCCGGCCATCCAACAATCTGTAGGACGGTAAAACCTTCGCCCCTTCCACCATGGAGGGTACTTTCCGGTCAAGTGGCCTGTGTACTCATAAGCCGCCATCATGGTCTTACCGACACGGTTTCCCCAAAGAGCAAGCCGTTGGCGATATGTGGCCCCGGCCTCCATGAACTTCATATGTTTGACGTACTTCTCGCGCCTGAGATAACCCGTATCAGGGAACGTATACTTGAACTGGTTGAATTTTACCCGAGACTCTTTCTCCAACAGGAGAGAAGACAATTCCCGTTTCAACGCCCGTATCTGATCGGGTGTCATGCCGGCAGTGTCTTTCTCTGAAAGGTGAAGGTCCACGCTACCTCTTGACCCAAACGATTTGAATATTCTTTATCGGAAACTTCTCTCCCGCCTTCTTAGCCAACTTAATGAACTCGCGTTCCTTGTAGTTCGGTTTTCCGATCGTAAGGGTAATCTCAGCATTTCCTTTGGTGATCTTTCCACCATATGTACGTCGGACAGCCCGGACAATCAACTTGTCGCTGAAATACTTCGTCGCCTTCCGAGCGCCTCCTTCAATGATAATCTCTGATAGATCAGAAAATACCTTTCGTGTTATAACCATCATTCGCCCCCTTTTTTATTCTTCTTGCAGTAATCAGCAGACATGTCGCAGAATTGCACAATCGAACATCCGCCAACCGTCTGTGTATCGAGACAGTGGTGATATGAAAAGTGCTTGCAATTCTTGTCGATCCTAACGCTGGTTTTTTTCACGCATTCCCTCGGCTTCCTGTAATTCATTGTCGATCTTCATAAGGACAACATTTATTTCAGCGCATGCCACCAAACAGAACCATCTTACCTTGCAGGTACGTCACATAGGTCCTCCGCGATTGACAACGTTTCTTTACAATTATGTTAAGAATGTTCCACGTGGAACACTATGCGCCCGATCGAGCAATGGAAGCATTCGCCCAGAAAATCGCCTCTTCCAGCTTCTTCATAGCAAAGACCTTCTCTAGTCCATCAGGACATTCCCCGTCAATCGTATACGCCAGCATCTTCGCCTCCCCGCGGAGACGGACATACTTCTCCTGCTGCTCAGGAGTCGGCGCGTGATACTTGAAATTATTCTCGATCCTTTGATTCGGGCCGCTCATAGTAAATACTTCCTTTCTCGTGGATATATCACTCGGAGACAGATTCGAACCCGCTACACTTCAGGTCCGCGTTTCCGCAGGCCATGTGATTGTCTGCTCCGAAATCAACGGCGGTCAGTGCATTGGCAGTCGGACTTACCATACCCGTGATACTGCAGTTAGGTCGAAACCCGCGGCCATCGACACGCTGCCCATGCTTGCATTTCTCGCAGGCATTCCATATTGCACCTGACGGCAACGTACCATCAGCCATCACTACCCTTGCGCTCCATGTCATAGTCAAGCCCTCCTCACGGCTTCATAAATTTATCAACGCCCACAATGGGCCTTTCAATATTCAAATCAACTTCCAACCCCGGAACAACGGCGTCAGCCGGGGCCTCTGCCTCTCGGGGTTTCGGTTCTCGTCCTTCCAGCGTATCAAGCCGCGCCAACGTCTGACGTATCCTACGGTCAAGGTCCTCATCAGAAAGCGTCTTCTCGCCGCCCACAGGTACCCTATTCTTATCCTGCTTCAATCCGCCATACAAATCCGGTCTTAATGCCTGAGCCTTCCACTGCATCGCAAGCAACTTCACTCTCTGAGCGTTGTAATTCACAGGGTCGCAGTCCTCCGCAACCTCGTCCATCTTGTCAACCGACATGTCAATCAGCGCATTCCTCAACCTCAGATACTCATTATGAATCTCCTCGTTCCCCTTCTTACACATGAAATAATGGACTGCCGTAACCTTGTGACCAAGAGCACGACAAGCAGGCGCAAGACCACACTCGTTCTCCAGCATATATCGAAAAAGTGCTGGTAACACGGCGTCTGTGATTTCGGGGGAGGGGGGGGCCGGTGTGGTTTGCTGTTGTTTGGGGGTGGCGGGGGGGTGTTTTTGGGTTTCCATTGCTGGTTCGCCTTGGTTCACAGGTCCAGGTTTGGCTCGCATCTCCATCCGTTCTTTGTTCTTGAGATGCACTTCCATCCTGATTTGTTTGAGGGTCGGCGGCTTTGGTTTCTTGAGATCGTGTGTCTTGATGAACTTTATGATCGCAGGTCGTGAGACACCCAGGTCGTCGGCTGCCCGAGTCTTATTCCAATCGGTCTTTGCGAGAGCGTCCATGACCGAAGCGAGAGTGAGCACGTCTTTGCGTCCCATCAACTCGGAAGTCTTGCGCCCATCGGAAACAGGCGATTCAAGGCCCTGTCCTGCTATGGCCTCATCGCCGGGAAGGTCTGGATTTGGCTCCTGCGCGTCCGCTTGCTGGTTATCCTTGTCCATTTGCCCGATCCTTGGTGTCTGGTAAGAATATCACACTCGAAGCCGCGACGCTTATCTTGCTCGTCTTTGTTCCGTCCTCGTTGTCCTTTCGAAGCTGCTGCAACCTTCCCTCGACAATGACAGGTGAACCCTTGAACATGAACTTGAGAACAGAATCAGCGACCGACCCGAAGCACACCACATCAAAGAAATGTATCTCGTCCTTTACCTTATTGCCTACCTTGTCTCGATATCGATGACCGACAGCAAGAGCGAAAAAGCATACGCTGTGCTCACTCTCAAACTTTCGCGGATCATCCGTCAATCTTCCTGCCAAAATAACCCTATTAAAATCTGCCATGAAATCACCCCGAGAGTTTAAAGTTGCCCCGCCTCAGTGATGAGCTGAAGCGAGGCTATCGAAAAAGGAGGCGAGGACCGTGCTGGAAGACACGTCCTCAATTACCTCAACGAATAACAATAATGCGATGTAGTGGCAAGATAATTCGTAAAACGCGCACAAAGAAAATTTCGAAGGTGAGAACGGAGCAGCTCCTCGCATCCCATGTCAAAATAACCCCTTTTTTGCATTGTCAAACATTCTTGACAATTTTGTAAAATATACTTGACAATCGGTTCCATTGGTGGTACGATTCCTTCAAGGCCGCAACCTGTGTTGCTACTGCCTGGAATTGCTCTTTCATCATAAGCCGTTCGCTGATCGGTGAGCACGAAGAACCCGCAGATTTAGAACGATGAGGCGTAAGACGTGAGTGCCTGATAAAAACTCACCAGCTCAGGTAAACCGTAGGCCGGTTAAAAGCATCCGTAAAACCATGAGTGCTGGTGTAAACCAGAACCAGAACCACATCACACCTGAATCACGTCTGCCTGTACTCCTAAGAAGAAGAGTAATTTTTTTTTATTG